CAAAAAAATTGTCAATGTCTTCATCGGGTTTCTGTGGAGGCAGTCACCCAGCCGCGAATCTGATGATTTATACGCGCAGTTTATGAACAATGCTGATGGCGCAGGTGGCAAGCTCGATGCGCTGCTGGCCAGTTATCAACGACTCGCGATGATCGTAGGCACGGTCTATCTCATCGTCGATAAACCGCAACAACAAGGACAAACACGCGCCGATCAAGCGTATCCGTATATCGCCTTGCGGCTAAAAAGTCAGTTGGCGCACGAAATTAAGGATGGATCGTCGGGGCGTTGGTTAAGCGTCACCTTTGAAGAATGGGACGAAACGAATCAACAGCAGCAGTATCGGACATTTACAACCAAGACGTGGAAAGTCAGCCGCGATATTGATGGTAACGACATGATTAGCCAAGGTGAGCATAACCTAGGCCGTGTGCCGGTGGTCAGACTGCATATTGAAAAGCCGCTGAATCCTTATGACTCGCATAGTGATTCGTGGGTTTACGATTTAGCGGTGTTGAATTGGGAGCTATATAACATTCGTTCAGAATTGCGCGACTTAGAGCGTAGTCAGACCTTTGCTATTTTGGCCCTTCCTGTTACGTCGCCCGAAGAGCGGGAGCGGTTGAAAAAAATCAACATTGGCACGGAAAACGGCCTAGCGTTCGATCCTACTGGCGGTGGCAAGCCCGATTTTATCGCCCCGCCTTCGGAGCCGACAACGCATTACATGAGTCGCATGGCATCGATCATTGATGACATTTACCGCGTCGCTAATTTGGAGTTTGTCGGCGGTGTGCAACGGTCAGGTGTCGCGTTGTCGTTCCATTTCCAAGAAGCTAATAGCAGCTTGCGCACGATGGCGGAACAGTGCGAAACGGCAGAGCGGGAAATCGCGTGGTTAGTGTATGCGTGGATGAGCAGAACCTTCGACGGCAATATCGCTTACAACAACGATTTTAATATGACCGATTTGGCGCAAGCACTCAGTCAAGCGCTCGACTCCGTCAGTTTAAGTATGGGCGCGGAATTTGAAAAAGCCCTGAAAAAACGCCTCTCTAAGCAGATACTGGGTAATGATGTCTCACCCGCTACCCTGACGGCGATTGACGCTGAAATCGACGCACAGGGCGACGTTTACGGCGATAGGGTACGCAAAGTAGCGCGACCGGGAACTACCACCGCTACGGCTTAATCGTGGAAAATATCGACTATGAGGCGCTGCATCAACGCCTCGCACAGGCGATTGTTGAAGCCGCTGATAGTATCAGCCGCGATACCCAAAAATTTACCGATCATTTTATCGTGCAACTGGCAGCCGCAGGCTATCACGTTAGCCCAGAGGCGCAAGCGGCGCTGACGCAGTATGTGGATGACATAGTCGCCGCAGTGAGAGCGACGATTGCGCGGTCGGTAGCGATTGGTTATGGCAAGCAAGCCACGCCTAGCGTATTGCAGTCACCGTGGGTTTTAGCAGCGACAGAAGACGCATTTTCGGCGCGTTGGCCTGACGGTTTGACTTTGTCAGATAAGCTTTGGAATTGGCGAAAATCGGCGTTAGAGGGCGTACATGAGCAACTGCGGGCGGGTATTGCTACCGGCGATGCTGCATCCAAGGTTATCTATGCTATGCAACGCGCTATTGAGCGCGACGCGGGTACGCGATTTGAGATGGTCTCGAACAACTCAACGCAATGGGTACGATCCCTGCAACGCGCAGCGCGTGGCATGATCCACAAACCTGCCGACCGGCAGGTTTGGAATAAAACCGTTGCGGATGCGCAAAAATACATCAACAAACTTGCGGAAACTGGCAGTCGCTCGGCCTCTGAACGACTGCTCTCTCAAATCCAGCAGGCGGTCAAAACCGGACAAGAGGGACTCGTCGATAACGCGGTGAAATGGTGGCTGTATGACCGCCAGCTTTACGATTTAAAGCGTATTGTCCGCACCGAAGCCGCCACGGCTGCCCATCGCGCCGTGATTGATGCAACCCTTGCGGATGACAGTATCATCGGCTATCAGTGGCTGCTATCGCCTAGTCACGCTGTACCTGATATTTGTGATTACTATGCGAATATCGACATGGGGCTTGGGCAAGGCGTTTGGACAAAAGAGGCTGTGCCGCGTCACAAAGCTCATCCACATTGTATGTGCGCATTACAGCCTCGCGTAAGGCGAATCAAGCAGGCTGGCAGCCAGAATTATGTTGAGTTTATTCAGCGGGCATCGCCTGATCTGCGCGAGCAACTGTTGCCGGAATGGGTGAAAGCGGCACTAAAAGACGGTATGCTGTTAGACCAATTTGTTAGGCCAGACGGGTTAGGGTTGGTCACTAAAACAGCAGCAACGGAGTCAATCAATACCCATGTTGCCAGCGATATTGTTGCCAAGTTAGCTCAAAAAGCCACGCCTGCGGCACAATTACAGCGTTTTCAACTCAAACAAAGTTACATCTAAATAGTCATCTGAATGGTTAATATACCCAAGAACATCGTTTTCAGTCACAGAGGCAATACCTGCTTTAATGGCCTCATACAACGTTTCTCGAAGACGGGGCTGTCGTCGGCGAACGCTCTGCTTTATCTTTGAAAAAGCCTCCTCTATAGGGTTAAGTTCAGGCGAATAAGGCGGCAAAAATAAGTATTTGATGCGATGTCCTTTTAAAAAACTAATAACCCGTTTAGAGGTATGAATGGGTGCGTTATCCATAATTATCGTTTTATCGCTTCCCAAGAGCATCATGAGGTACATTTCTAAATACAAAACAAAGCGTTCCGCTGTCATAGTGCCTTGGTATAAATACTCTGCTTCAATGCCTTGATCCGTGAGTACCGCTACCGTACTCGTCATCTCTCCAGAGGCGGTCGGTTTTAAAGCATAAACCCGTGTGTTGTACCTCGAACGCCCGTACTCCGTTGTCATATTAAGTTGGCATCCCATTTCGTCAAGATACACCCGATCTTCCGGCTTAATCGTTTTCAAGGCCTCATTAAAATTGACCTGTTTCCGTCTATTCTCTTCGCTGTCTCGCTTCGGATCGCGGAACGTTTTTTTTTATAACTCAGCCCTATTCGCTTGAGCGTACCGTGCATCGTTGAGATCGCTACGGTAATACCATACGCTCGATGATACTTTTCACAGAGGTCAGCTAAACGAAGATCAGGATCGTCCACAATCAATGACTTTAGAAATAATTCGCCCTCTTCGGATACGAAACATGCCGATTCGTATTGACGTGAACGAGGTAAAATATCGCCCGTCTCATAGAACAGCTTTTTTAGCCGATAAACAGTGTCGGGGCTTACCGAAAAAAGTTTTGCTGTTTTTCGTATGGAACCTTTATCATTGATAACATAATTCAAAATTCTTTGTCGCAGGTCGTGGGAAATTTGGCTCATCGGAAGCAGTAGTGAGTATTTAGAGAAATATCGTAATCAGCATAGTATCCTCTGATTGCGATTGTTAAGGAATGACTTGGAAAAGCTAAAACAAAATCGTAATTTGTTACAATTGAAAACGCTGTAAAAGATATTTGGGACAATCCAAACTCATATAATGGCCATATCAAAAAAAGAATTGAAAAAGGTCATATTAAAAGTGAAGCGGATTATTTCGCAAAAATAAAACAAACATTGGCATACTCCACGCGCTTTGTTATTGCAAATGGAGACTATCCATCGATTGAAATAATGGGTAATCACTGGTCGGTGATTTTGAATCATCGCGGCATGATAAAAACGGCGTATCAATACGAGCCAAACGGCGAGAGTTTCACGGATCGGCAAACACGATTAGGTCATAGGGTTTATGAATACGATATTAGCGCGATTAAGCGACAGCTTGAAAAGCTATTTGATTGATGTGAAATACTTAGAACCCGGCGTTGGTGACGCACATATCACGCTGGGAAATCGAGAGTTTTTGCAAAAGCATCATGCTGATTTAACGGCGGCACAACGGGAGCAGCTTAATGTTGCCGATGCAACCGTGCTGAAAATAGCAAACCATCACTACGCTGATGAGCATGATGACGATTTGCGTATCATCCATTTTATGGCACTGATGATTCAGGGCCATGTTAAACCGGGTGATAGCATCCCTTAACCCTATAAACATAGGACACCGAAAAAAACCCCGTGGAAATATTTCCACGGGGTTTTTTTTCGGGCTTTTTTCTATGCTTTTCCCGCGTTTACCTAATCAATATGGGAATAAGTTATGCCAGACCCCAACACCCCTGACACGCCGACCGATCAAGGCGCATCTGCTACGACGGCGATAGCGACTGCGGCAGATGTACAAGCCCAAATCGCTGCCGCGCTTGCAAAGCAAAAAGCCGAGATCGACGCGGGCTTCAGCGCGTCGCTTGAACAAGCGACCGGACATAAGTCGCTAAAAGAACTGGAAGAGAAGCGGCTGCAAGACGAAGGCAAGCTGAAAGAGATTGCGGAAAATAAGGAAAAAGAAGCCGAGAAATTCCGTGGCAAATTCCATAAATCAACGATCAATGCCGCATTGCTGGCTGCGTCTACTGATGCCGTCGATCCTAAAACGATCTCCGATCTATTAGCGAACAAGGCCGTTTGCGATGAGGACGGCAACGTCACTATCGATGGAAAGCCTGCCACAGAAGCTGTCACCGCCCTGCTGAAAGAAAGGCCCTTTCTCGCTAAGCCCCAAGGCATTCCCGGCTCCGGCGCATCGACGACGGTGCAGACGACTCAGCAACAACAATCACAGATCATATATGCAGATGCCGCTAAAAAAGGCGATGTGATGGCGATGTTGAAACATAACACAGGAGTTAAATCGTAATGACTGGTCAACAAACTTCCACTGAATTTCTTAATGCGAGACGTTCGCTTGATAGCGAATTGGCCGTGCTGACGGCAGCACAGCCTAATTTGATTTCGTTGATGACGACGACGCTGGCATCGGGGCTTAAGGTGTTTCGCAGCAATACGCCGGTCACCAATAACAAGCATGAGTGGTCTGAACTGGTCATGCGACCTGAGCAGGGTGTCGTCAATGGCGCACATAACAACTCAACGACGACACTGGCGCTCGTCAGCGCGACAGGGTTTTACGTAGACATGGTGCTGGCATTCGAGGGATCGGATGAGGTGATGTACGTCACGGCAGTGAGTGGGAACAATCTCACGGTCGTGCGTGGCTACGGCGGTAGTACGGCTGCATCACTGATTGACGGCACGGTGACGCGCATCATTTCACGTCCAAGGCCGGAAGGCTCTGATCCTGACGCAAATGCGAATTCGATGCCGTCGATGAACTACAACTACACAGAAATTTTTGACGATACGTTCAAAGTGTCCGGTACGTCGGTCGGAACCGATTTAGCGGGTATCAATAACTTAATTGATACTAACACGATGCAGTCAATGCTAACGGTTACGCGCCGCATAAACACTGCAACGATTTATGGTCGTAGAGTGCAGCGTGTGAAAGGTGTTTCAAACGGATCGATGGGCGGTCTTTTGCAGCTTATTACGAAACGTAGCAATGCTGCAGGCGCTGATTTAGACGCGACAATCCTTAATACCGGCATTGAGAATATTTTCAAAGATGGCGGATCACCCAACGTTATTCTGTGCAATACCAATCAAGCGCGGAAAATCTCAGCGTTTAACAATGCCAAACTGTTTATCCAGCGCGGTGATGCTACTGCTGGTACGTCAGTTAATGCCTTTCAGAGCGATTTACCCACGCCGCTGGGGCAAATTCAGAACATTGTCGTCGATCCCAATTTCCCGAAAACAAAGGTAGCGATTTTAGACTTAAACAAAATCTTCTTGGAAGAATTTGCCGGTCGCGGACTAAAAGAATTCGATGCCACGCTACCCGGCGCTGATGCTATTGCTCGTCGTATTTTGGGTGAATTCACACTGGAAGTGCTGAACGGCGGCGAAGCGCATTGCATTCTAGACAATTTGTCGGGGTAGTCATGCAAAAGAAATTATTGGGAATACCTAACACCAGCATTATTCTTCCAAACGGCGGTTTAGCGGTGTTAGACAGGCACGGTAAAGTCGATTTGTCAGATGAAGCCGCTGATTATCTGCAAGAGCGTATCAGCAAGGGATTTCTGCCGGAATACTCGATTGACGAGTATGAGCCACCGGCTGACGCTAATTCGCCGTCGAGCGAAGACGCGCCTGCGACCGCTGACGAAACCGTTGCTGCTAATCCGCCGTCAAGCGAAGACGCCGCAGTAACGGGTCGGAAATTGAAAAAAACGACTTCAGTTGATACTCAGCATGCTTAGCCATACCCTCGATTTCGGTCGATTTCCAGCAGCACTGGATTTATTAGCCGACGAAGCGAACGCTCAGCGTTTAGCGAATGTCGCGGCAGAAACCTATGTCGATGATATGCGCGACTGGATTCGGAGCGGACAGTCGTTTGTCACGCGCACCGGAAAACTTTGGCAGTCGATTGGTTGGCTACCAGCAAGCGCTGGCGAGGCGGAAATCTTCGCTAACGCGGCTTATGCGGCTTATGTCGAGGATGGCACTGAGCCGCATACGATCCTACCGAAACCCAGACGTTTTGCGCTGAAAATACCCGTATTGGGCGGCGGTGGGTATATTTTGAGAAAAAAGGTAAATCATCCCGGCAGCCGTGCTTACCCTTACTTTTTTGCGGAATACGATCATCGCATTCTGCATATGCAAGACGAGTGCGTTCTTGAATTAGAGGAGATGATTAGTCGTGCCTAAATATGCCGAGTTAAGCGATTTACCGCTTGATCTATCAATTAACGTCGATGATACGTATTTAAGTCGCGCTGATCGGTTTATCGACGCTGAATTGCTAAAACGTGGCATCAATCCCAGCGATGTTACCTTGCCTAACGATTTACTAAAAGAATTAGCTACCACGA